AAGGACAAGGGTACGTTTACACATGGACAGGGCGTAGACTTCCTTGCGATGAAGATCGCGCTTACACTCTTGTAAACTACTTGATTCAAGGCGGTGCGGCTGAAGTATTTAAGTCTAACTTGATTAAACTTGACCAGGCAGACTTAACCGAACTCCTTATTGTTCCTGTACACGACGAAATTGTGTTGAATGCTCCACGTAAGGACGCACAAGAAATTATGAAGGTTGTGCAGGAATGCATGACTACGCGCGAAGGCTGGGCAGTACCACTTACATCTGGTATCGACGGTCCTATGGAAAACTGGGGAGAGAAGTACCGATGAAACACATATTAGCAGTAGACCCAGGTAAGGCAACTGGCATGGCTTTGTTCTCTATTGAGCAAGGGCAGGAACCAGTAATGCTCTGGTCTGGGGAATATCAACAGGACGAGTACGCCAAGCCTATTCGTGAAACACTAAGTCTTTATCCAGAGGCTGAGGTTGTCTGTGAAAGATTTACCATCAACATGCAGACGGTAAAGAACTCACAGGCGCCTTACTCGCTGGAGCAGATTGGCATTCTCAAGCAGTGTCTTATGGACGCAGGAAGAAAGGCAGATGATATCTACTTTCAATCTCCTGCGGACGCTAAGGCAATGTTTGATAATCCAAAATTAAAGAAACTAGAATATTGGCACCGTGGAGGCGAAGGCCACGCACTTGATGCGATACGCCATGGATTACTCCGTTGCGTGAAGGTAGGTTGGAAGCCATTACGCCTACTTCAATAAAAACTACTTACTAGGTCAAAATGTAGTTTCTTTTATTAAAAAGTATGTTAGTATGTATACATAACGACGAAAGGATTGATTGGTGCCAGTAGCTGTAGAGCTCGACGAATCAAATAAGCGCATTATTATCAATGCAGAGTGGCGCTTTAAGGAACTTTGCAAATCTATACCTGGAGCAAAATGGGACCCAGGCGCACAGCTCTGGTCTGTTCCTACAAGTTGGGCAACCTGCCTTGCACTACGTTCTACCTTCAAAACAGACCTTGAGATTGGCCCTAGATTAGGTTCTTGGGCGGCTAACGAACTAACGACACGTATTACCCCAGCCAATGAACTTCGTGAACTCGAAGCCCTGGAAGAGGACAATGAGGACCTGTTCCCACATCAGCGTGCAGGCGTTAAGTTTCTAGCAACAGCCCGTAGAGCACTGCTTGCAGATGAACCTGGTCTAGGTAAAACAGCTCAAGCAATCCGTGCACTCAAGTGGTTGGAAGATCGCGGTGAAGATGTATTCCCTGCGCTTATTGTTTGCCCTAACACATTGAAGAAAAACTGGAAGCGTGAGTTTGATAGATGGTGGCCAGGTCGCAAGGTTGTGGTTATCAAAGGATCTACTGCTCAACGGCGTAAGCAGTTTGAGGAAGATGCAGATATCTATGTTATTAACTGGGAATCACTTCGCACTCACTCGCGACTAGCGTCATACGGATCTGTTGCACTTGCTCGTTGCAAGGACTGCGGCGGTCATGATGAAAAGGTTACAGAGAATCGCTGCGAGGTTCATATTCGTGAACTCAACAAGATTAACTTTAAGGCTGTGATTGCAGACGAGATTCACAGATCTAAGGAGCCTAAGTCTAAGCAGACACGTGCCCTATGGGCTGCAACTGGCGACGCGGATATTCGTTATGCGCTAACTGGTACACCTATTGCCAACAATGTGCTTGACCTATGGGCAATCCTTCACTGGATTAGTCCTGAAGAGTGGCCAAGCAAAACACGTTGGATTGAACGCATGGTTAACACTATGCTTAACGCCTTTGGCGGAATGATGGTTCTAGGTATTAAGCCTCATATGGAACAAGAGTTCTATCAAGGATTAAACCCAAGAATGCGTCGCATGCTTAAGGCAAAGGTACTTCCTTGGCTCCCAGAAATGATGTTTGAACGTCGTGATGTTGAAATGTCAACTAAGCAGAAGAAAGCTTATGACCAAATGCGCGATCTTATGATTGCTGAGTTAGAAGGTGGCGAGGCAATCACAGCTCCAAGCCCACTTACTCAGACTATTAGATTACTGCAGTTTGCTAGTTCATACGCTGAAATGTCTGTAGACGAAGATACTGGCGAGATTACTACAGCACTTGCGGCGCCATCTGCTAAGGTAGACGCAGTTATTGACGACATGAAGGCTGGCGACTTTGGTAATGACTCAGTTGCCGTTTGTGCAGTATCACGCCAACTGATTTACTTGTTAAGCGCTGAGCTTACCAAGGAAAAGATTGAACACGGTCTCATCACAGGAATGCAGACCGAAGACGAACGTCAGCAAGCAATTGATGACTTCCAGTCTGGCAAGATCAAGTGGATTCTGTTTACAGCACAGGCTGGAGGCGTTGGTGTAACACTTACAGCAGCCCGCCGTCTCATCATGTTGCAGCGTCCATGGTCACTCGTTGATCACCGCCAGGCTTTGGACCGTGTTCATAGAATTGGATCTGAAATCCACGACTCAATTATTGTTACAGACTACGTAACTGATGGAACTATTGAGGAACGTGTTATCCAGGTTCTTGAAACCAAGGCTGATAACTTTGAACAAATTGTTCGCGATAAGGATAAGCTTCTCTCACTACTCAAGGACGATAAGGCAGGAAACCTATGACCCAACCTATAAGAATCTCTAACTCAGAGATCCAAACGTTTAAGGACTGCCGTCGCCGTTGGTGGCTAAGCTATTACCGACGCTTACAGCCTAGAACTCAGCAGATGACAGGTGCACTTGCGCTTGGTTCACGCGTCCACGAAGCTCTTGATATGTACTACTCAAAGAACATACCTTTGCTTGAGGCACATGCACAACTTGTTGAAATCGACAAGCAAAAGCTTATTGAAAGCTACCGTGATACGTATGACCTTGAGTCAGAGGCTGAACTTGGCCGCATTATGCTTGACGGATACCTACAGTGGGTTGAAGAGAACGGCATTGACGCTGAACTAGAAATGATTTCTACTGAAGAAATTATTGAAATGCCACTTATGGATAACAGTGTTATCCTGCAAGGCAAGATTGATATGCGTGTTCGTCGTAAGGCTGATGGTGTGCGTATGTTCCGTGACTTTAAGACAGTCGGCGGCTCATTCACAGACTTTGGCTCTATGGCGCACATGAACGAACAGATTCTTACTTATATGATGCTTGAGACAGCGCAGAATAAAGAAGGTGAACGCTCTGAAGGCGGAATCTTTACTATGCTCAAGAAGGTAAAGCGCTCTGCAAATGCTAAGCCTCCCTTCTACGAGCAAATCGAGGTACGACACAATGTGTTTGCCTTGCGCTCATTCTGGCAACGTATTCATGGAACACTTACAGACATGATGAATGCCCGTAAGTTCTTAGACGAAGGTGGCGACCATCGTTTTATTGCATATCCACATCCAACGCGTGATTGCAAGTGGAAATGCTCATTCTTCACTATCTGCCCAATGTTTGATGATGGCAGCGCAGCAGAGGCTGCACTTGAAGACGCATACGAGGTTTCTAATCCATACGCATACTATGGAGTAGAAGAGAACAAAGGCAATGCATAAGATGCTACGCCTAGAGATGAAAGGAAGCAGTGATGTCTGACGTACAACGTTCGTTGACTATCATGGTGTATGGCGAGTCAAAGGTTGGAAAATCCACCTTTGCGGTGACAGCACCGTATCCACGTCTCATGCTTGACGTTGAAGGTGGGCACCGATTCCTACCTATCACCGTAAAGTATTGGGATCCAATCCGAGAAGAACCACCAGTTGCTGATGGCACCTGGGACACAGTTGTCGTGAACGTTCGCGACTACGATGTCGTTCTTAAAACATTCCAGTGGTTGCAAACTGGAAAGCATCAGTTCAAGTCACTCATCATTGATTCCATCTCTGAACTTCAAGTGAAGTGCATGGATTCAATTGCAGGTACTGAACAGATGAAGATGCAACAATGGGGCGAATTGCTTCGTCATATGGGTGCGCTATTGCGTGACCTACGTGACCTTACAATGCACCCTACACAGCCTCTAGAAGCTGTTGTGCTAACTGCTATGGCTCGTCCTGGAGCAGACGGTCGTTCACGTCCGTACCTACAGGGTCAGCTCGCAATTCAAGCACCATACTTCTACGACATTCTTGGCGCAATTACAGTGGAGACACATCCAAATCCAGATCCACTGCAACCACCGTACAAGACACGACGTATGTATGTAGAACGTACAGACGAATACGAAGCAGGCGAGCGAGTACAAGGTCGACTTGGAAAGATCGTTGAACAGCAAGACCTTGGAATCGAACGCATGCTCGACATGATTTTCGGACCAAAAGCGCAAGCAACTCCAACTACGAAAGGAAACTAACCCGCTATGAGTACACTCAATTGGGGAGATCTCGTAAAAGAAGCTGGTGAAGTATCAACTGGCTATGATCCACTTCCAGACGGTGACTATGATTTAGTCATCGTGGAAGCAACTGCTAAGACATCACAGTCTGGCAAAACAATGTTCGCTATTAAGGCACAGGTCCAAAATGGCGCACATGCAAAGCGACTTGTTTGGGATAACCTCGTAGTTACACCAGACAACAACGCAGCTCTCGGAATGTTCTTCCGTAAGATGTACGCACTTGGTCTTGGTCGCGAGTTCTTTGCAACTAACCCATCAAACGCTCAGATTGAGCAAGCGATTCGTGGTCGTGCATTCCGTGCGGCTGTTACTTCACGTACCTGGCAAGGTCAGAAGAAGAACGAAATCAAGAACTACTACCCATCAGCTACAGCTACACCAGGTGCACCAGTTGCAGCTGCTGCAGCGCCAGCTCCTGCACCTGCCCCAGCTCCAGCCCCTGCACCAGCAGCGGCTCCTGTAGCTGAAGCAGCGCCAGCACCAGTCGCAGAAGCAGCACCTGCTGTTGCAGCGGCTCCACCGGCAGCACCTTTCTAATTTAAGTGCGTCTGGTTCACCGTCTGTCCTGGTAAAGTTCAGACGGTGTTCCAAATGTACTTAACCACGAGGAGGTAGTATGAAAGTTCTAATGAGTGGGTTTACTGCTTTGCAGATAAACACAGAAAAAAGAACTATTCAAAAGATTGACGTACCTGCGTCTATTGCTCAGGCGTTGCGTGAATCTGGTCACGA